TCTTTTGTACCTAATGCTGCATAAACACGACGATATGCTTCATGTACATTGTGCATTTGCGGATTTGACTGTGCAATTTGCAATTGTGTCTGTGCTAAAGTCACTCTTTGCGACATTGAGAAAATATTTGGGTCTGCAACGGGTATAACATCAACTTCTGGACTAAAATCAGCTTGTTTTACCATGCGATCACCACCATAAACCGCATATGGGTACACTGGAGGCAGATATGAAGCAAAAACATTGTTTAAAAGTCTAAATTCTTGTCGCATTGCGTAGTAACAACGCTTATGTATGGCACTCATGACCCTTGAACCGCGTTCTAAAAGGGCAACAGTCGTACCAACTGCTCTATTTTTACCATCTTCACCCACTTGCATGTCTGCAATTGCTGCAAAACGCTGTCCAGCTTGTACTACAAAGCCTAAAAGTTGAAATAAAGTCTGACTTGGCTCTTTAAATGGTAATTGCATGAAAGAATCTTGTATTCTTCCACCAACAATATCAACATCTCTGAACTCACCTGGTTGAAATGGTTGATCATCATCACGAATACGCATACCACGAGTTTTAAAACCAGCTGGTAGGTTAGCTAATGTACCTGCATCTAATAGTTGTCTTAACGATGCAGTAGCAGTCTTGCTCAAACCACCAATCATGTGTATTAAACCAAAACCATAGAAGCCTAAACCAGGTAAAAATTTGTAATGCACAAAAAATTCTTTGCGTTTAAGTAATGGATCATCAGGTTCAAAGTTACGATAAATAGATAATATCTCTCGTGAACCTTCATCTAAAGTTACAATGTAAGGTATCTTAATATTTTTTTCATCACTTTTGTTTTCAGGATCTACTAAATCTAAATCAACGTGCATTTCTAAAACATTAAATTGATAATCACCCTCAGCATCACCTGAACGGTTTTGACCACTTAGCTCATTGTATTTGTCTTGCACTTCACTATCTTCCATGCGACTAGGTAGAATATCTACATCACGATAAAATCCTATTTGTTGTTTTTTTAAAATATCGTTTTCGCTCATACGAACTAGATGTGTAATACGCTCACAGTCTTTTAGGTCTGTAGCATAGTAAGGCACGACTAAATCTTCCGCAGGTACAAATTTTGATATTGCTCGTTGCAATACATCATCAAAATAAACTTTTTTAAATGCAGATCCAGCAAGTGGTAAATAAAATAATAATTGATCAAACTCAGGAGTATATTCTTCCATCTCCTCAGTAATCATATAGTTCATAAATTCTTCAACACGTTGTGCTTGTGCTTCTTTTTCTGGTGTCAAAGCACCAACGACTTTTGAACTAACAGGCCCGTCAGAAGGTAACAATTCTTTATAAGCTTGCGCTTGAAATTGTGTCACTGATTCAGCAAGCATTGGATGTGTTACCGAACTAGCGCCTTGAAAAGGACCACTTTCATTATTGTATTTAAAACCTAATAAATCTAAACCAGAAGTGTATGACTTTTCCCAATCACCTCTTGATTCTTTATCTTTTTTGTAATCGGCAAGTAATTCATTAGCCATACTGGCTAGTATTCTTTCATCCATGCCTTCAGCAAGATTGACATAAAAATCCTGAGCCTCTTCTTGCACTTGCTCTGGTTCAACAGCTTCATCTGTAATTTCTACATCAACAGGTTCAACCGCATCTACTTCTTCTTGCGTTACTTGAATATTGTCTTCAACAGCCATGATTAAGTCACCTTTGTTTTTTTGTTTTTACCTAGTTTACACTTAACTTGAACATATTTCCCAGTTTTTGCACTCATAGGAATAGCAGTAGGAATAGCTCCTACTTTTTTTAACGGATTAAACCTTGCTGTGCTGTTAGCAAGTAACCTCTGTAGCGATTTGTTTTTAGCAGCTATTTGCCTAATACCAGCAGTGGCTTTCTTCTGCTTTCTTTCGCTATATATTTTTTTTAATCTTGGGTCCATTTTTGTCATATTAAAATTCTACCACTTAAATATATCAACTACTAGACCACCTGTTTTCTTATATAACTTAAAGGGCTTAGACTTCATTTCAGGTGTTATTTTTAAACCAAATACTGGATAATATAGATCAGGGTCATCAGCGTCCATTTCAACTATTTTTCCGTTTCTTAATTCATTAAATCTTTCCGCTTCAAGTTTGGTCTTAAATGCAGCAAGATGCTCCGTATTAGCATAAGTAAAAGTTTCTTCGCCAGCGTCAAACCTTCCCTCCTGTATTACTTTAAATCGTTTTTTTGGATCCGATTTAGCCACTCGAATAGTTTTAGCTTCAGATTTATACTGTTTAGCCAAGTCTTCTAAAATTTTTGGTAAAGTTGCTGTTTGCTTTGGATTAGTTTTTTTATCACCTATGGTATAGTTTTCATAACCAGCTTTACCCCTAGCGTTACCATAATATTGTAAAGTTCCAATTTTCCTGTCACTACCTCTTTTTTTGAAAGATACCATTTCAGCTGGATTAATAGCTATATAATCAACATCATTTCGTATGGCTTGTTTGATTAAATATTTCATACCATGTGATCCCCATCCTTTTTCAGTATCGAGCATCGGTTGAAAATCTATATTAGAATTGTTGTATTTTTGTTTCAACTCCTCTGCACTTGCACTACCTGATTTAGGATCTGCTTGTGCTGCACTTATTTCATCAAACTCTTTAGATAATCTTGCATATTCTTTTGCAGTAGACTCGTCAAATCTACCAGCAAGGTTAGTTTGATTTGTAATTAAATCTTCCATTTCATAATATTTTTCTACACGTCTGTCTCTGAAAAGTGATTTTAAATAACCAGAATTAGTAGGGTTAAATCTCATGTAAGATTCTTTTTCTTGTGGGTTGCCTCTTCTAAGCTCCCTTTGTGTAGCTTGTTGCACATCAGCTTGCAATTCATCTAATACATAAACTTTTTCATTTGGGCTTCCCTCCAAAGCTCGTCTACCGTAACGAATATGATATAGCTGATTATCTGCTACACCAGAGTAATGTCTGGCGCGAGGCATTTTAAAATCTAAACCAAAAATACCTTGCCCTTCAGAACCACCGTCCATGTTTTTAAAATAAATTAAATCTTCGTGGTATGTTTCTGGGCCGAACAGACGATATGCATCGTCTTGACTGTGTTTGACACTGGTGCCGGTACCTATTTCTCTTTGTAACACAGCAGCAAAATTGTCAAATTTATTAATAAAATCATTAAAAGTAGTATCAAAAGGTATACCTAAATCATCAAACCTTTCACTTTTATCACGCAATCCACGTACAGCTCCTCCTAACGAATTTATAAATTCATCATCAGATTGTTTAGATGGTTTCAAACTAGCACCAAAATTCCTAGCTTTAAAATCAGTACCTTTGGTGTAGTAGTATTCAACTAAGTCGTCAAGGTCTTCTTGTAACCTCACTGCATCTGCATTGATAGGCACATTAGGATCCTTTTGCCTAGCTATATCATTTTTATTAGCTAGGTCATCAACTTGTTTTTTTACTCTTGCTATTACATCATCAAACTCCTCAAAAAAATCTTCTGCCACTGGTTTTAAATCTTGACCGTACCCCATACGAATGTGAGCGGTATTGTGTGCTGGAGATTGAGATACCATCTCTAATAATGTTTTTGCCGATACCGGTACCTTTTCATCTTGTGCTAGTTTAAGATAACCACCTATTAAATTATTTTTCTCATCAAAGTAAGCTATGTTGGTATCCGCTAACTCGTCTCGCGTTACATTTATTTTTACATCGCCTATCTTGCCAACCTGTCCTTTTTTAAAATAATCTGCCCAAGCTTCTGCTGGTGCTTGATAACCTTTTTTTCTACCCATGTTTGGAAAAGTTGCAATGGCATCAAACAAAGCAGAGCCGTGCACACTGACATCTGTATCCGCAGCCGTGTTGCGTCCTCCTAGGGTTAAAGGATTACTTGCCACTCTTTGTTTTATGTCATCCACAACATTGACATCGTAATCCATTTGTTCACGAGCCTCTTTTTGCCTTTTTTGTAATGCAGTTAACGTTTCATCTTCTTGAATAAATCTAGCGTTAGACAATTCATTTCCTTTAGTTGCGGGTAAATCAGAAATCTCATTTTTTGGTTTTATTAAACCTTTGATGCCTGAATAGATTTTTTTAGCTTGACGACCAATAGGGGTTTTGGCAACGATACCAGTAACGATACCCGCACCGATACCAAGCGCACCTAGATTTTCACGATTCTGTTCTTGAATTGTTTTTTCTTGTTCTGCCATACGCTCTAGTAGTAGTTATAGGTTTTTTCGGGTAGATCTTCATCATCTCTATAGTCCGAGTATAACTCAACAAAGTTCCCCTGACGATACCTTAGTATGGCCTGACTCATAGAATCAACATAGTCATCATTGGCACCATGTGGAAACGCGGCACATTCGTCAATGACATCTTCCGCAAATTTTTCCCCATACGGATACCAGACGGCTCCACTTTCAAAGACGGGTGCACAACTATTAACTCTCGTATGTTTGTCATTTCCTCTGGTAGGAGTAAATGGTACCACTGGAATACCCATTCTTCTAAACTCTTGAGTCAGT